GGTGGTTGGGATGAAGAAGTTTGGTACTCAGTATTCCGTGTCGGTCTTTGTATCACACAGCAAGATGAAAGACCGTGGCATGAAGCACAAGATGTCTTCCTGCAAGCGTACAATCTTCGACCACACCGAGCAGAACCTCTGTTCCACTTGGCACGACTCCATCGACTAAATGGAAATCCCGTCGCAGCATATCTCTTCGGCGTCACTGCTGCTAGAATTCCTTTCCCCGAACATGATATCTTGTTCATCACACAAGACATCTACAATTGGGCATGTCTTGATGAAGTGGCAAGCACCGCATGGTATGCCCAACAGAAGCATGACGGACTCAAGTCATCGATGAAGTTGCTTGAAGAAAAGAAGTTTCCGAAGGAGCATGAGGAACGAATCGTTACTAACTGGAGAAATTACCAGAACTGGTTTGACGAGGAAAAGCGAAAAGCAGAAGAAGCAGTGCAGCAACAGAGAATGCTTGCCGAGCAGCAGGACCAAATTCGTCAGGCTATGAAGGCACAGCAGGCAGATGAAAAGCAAAAACTTGCTCTGAAGCGAAAGCGAATGCAGGAAAAGAAGAACAAGAAGCGTTCGAAGGCGCGTAGATAAAATCCTACATACACTAGACTAGGAGTTTACCTATGACATCGTTCTCGACAAGAAAATACGATATGACTGTTCCTCAAGGTGGAGTGTTCTGTTTCCACATCGAGTACGAAGGTGTAAATCTAGACTCATATGGTGCTAGTTTTCGTGTTGCTCGAACATCGGAGGATCTCAGTGAGGGATTGAAACTTCTAGATCTTCGTGGAGTTACCGCACAACTGGCAACTGGACTACCACCAGATACAGAATTTGTAGCACTTGCCTCAACCGCCGATGCTGGATTCACAAGTGCAAATGGTATTGTCGGTCAGGGTGGAATTATTTTGAATGTTACCAGAGAAGGATTTACTGGATCTGGAACTACCACGGGTGGTATCTTGATGATCGCAGATTCAGAAACCATGAAGAATGTCCCACATGGTTCTCATCAATACACACTCGATGTGTCTTCGGGTGCTGGTAGTACAGTTAGCCTCTTAGCAGGTGAGTTCGAAGTCAAAAGAGAAATCGTAGAGTAACGGAGTAACAAATGGCTATCAATATCAACGGACCCGGCGTACCCGGACCCAGAGGACCACAGGGTTCTACAGGATCAATTTCAGAGAGTGACGGGGCCACAATTGGTGGAACTGCCTTTGTGAACAATGTGATTCCAAGTGCAACTAGAGAATTTGCTGTTGGATCAACCACAAATGCTTTCAAAGACATCTATGTGTCTGGAACTATTCACTTCATGGATCCTTCAGGCAACGTAGTTGCTTCGATCACATCAGGATCAGCATAACACTATATTTGACAACGGAGATTATTTATTATGAGCAGTGTGCTGTTGCGTTATCATAAACTACATGGTTTTGTACGGGATCCCGAGTTAGCAACATCGGGTTCTGCTTGTTTTGATCTACGTTGCTATCTCGGTACGAGAAAAAATGTTGACTGTGTTGATGATCGAGGCAAAAAGGTCTTGACTCCAGTCATCGAAGGTTTGGTTGACAGTGAACGGTGCAGGTACATTAGTGTTCTGCCGGGTCATACCGCCATGATCCCCACCGGAATCATCCTCGATATTCCAGACGGTCATGTTGTCAAGATCTATGGGCGATCCGGTCTATCAATGCGTGGCCTCCCCCTAGCAAACTCAGTCGGAATTATCGATTCTGATTACCGCGAAGAAATATTCATTCTGCTTCGCAACACAAACAAAAGCAATGCAATTATTCAACATGACCAACGAGTGGCACAGATGTCACTTGAGGAAGTTTGTGCTATAAATTTGGTTGAAATATCTGATAAACCTGATAGAATCGGGTCTCGTTCTGGTGGATTTGGAAGTACAGGAGTAAATTGATGAACAGAGACGAACTATTGAAGAGACACGAAACGCTTTGTACGCAGGGTCGTGAACTCATGAACCTCAAGAACAGAGACTATGCCGGAAACGGTGGACAAGAACCATTCGCTAACTTCACTCGATGTGAAGCAATGGGTATCTGCTCAACCGAACAGGGATTCCTTGTTCGACTTACCGACAAGATGAGTCGTTTGAGTTCTTTCGTTGAGTCTGGAAAACTGCATGTAAGCGATGAGAGTTTCGAGGATACTTGTGTTGACATCATAAACTACATGGTTCTGTTCCACTCGTATGTGAGTGAAAAAGATGACTCAGGTAGATGAACAAACATACATTCTAAACTTCCTATTGGGAAATGTTCTCGGTGGGAAGGGAACCTTTGTTGATGTTGGTGCGTTAGATGGGATTCGGCACAGTAATACTGCCGAACTAGAAAATGCAGGCTGGACTGGTATTTGCATTGAAGCACATCCAGACTATGCACAACTCCTAAAACAAAATAGACCAAAATCACATTGTATTCATTGTGCTGTTGGTGACTCTGATAAGGACTCAGTTACTTTCTACAGCAACGCCAGTGGATCACTTTCCTCTCTTGTGGATTACAGAGAGGAATTTGATAACTCGGAAACCTACGAGGGTTACTACTTTGGAAACGTAGATAAACCAACGAGAGGTAAAGACGGCAATCAGGCCTTATCGGGACCAGTCAAAGTCCCTATGCGTACGCTCGATACTATTATCTCAAAGTTCTACACTGGAAGACCAATTGATTTTGTAAAGATCGATATCGAAGGTTCTGAAAAATTGGCCTTACCTGCCTTCAATCCAAACACATGGGGGGTTCGTGTGGTCAGCATAGAACACACCATAGTTGGAAAGCCCTTTATCGAACAATGGACAAAGCAACACGGATATTATGTATTTGCAGATACAGGATTAGACTACATTCTAACTGCACCAAATATAACACCAGCAATTAGAAATGCTTATACAAACCTTGATGTTGTTCAACAACTTCAACTCGCTTCATCTGGCGCCTACATACCGTAGTAACGGTTCTAAAAAGGAGGCCCCATGTCAGAGGATCGCAATAGTTGTCCGCGATGTGCTGATTATGATAGAGTGGTTGAAGAGGTTGAAAACCTCAAGCGGGAAAGAACAAAAGAGGTCAAGAGTCTTCTTGACGAATGTGAGCAAAATCGCTCACAACTCCAGAAAAAGGTAACGACTATGACTGTCGTTGCCGCTATAACTGGAGCAGTTCTTGGTAAAGAGTTTGTTGATAGTATTGCCGACTATATCAATTCATTCAACAATGCAACTGGTTTGGATCTACCAACAACAATTGGTATGTCAACACCAGCGACTACAACCCAACCAGAACAGGACAAGCAGGATGATGAAAAGGACGAAGAAAAAGTCGATGATAAACAAGCGTGGGAGATTCCCTCTCTCGCAGGTCTTTCTACTGTTCCTTTTGATCTTGATCCTTACTTTCCTGATGTTCTCTCTGTACTCGATGAAGATATCTTCTATGATCCACAGCAACCATCCAGTGTCCTTACCAGATTGGGAATGGGAATAGTGAGTGAGAACATCTATGATGAAATGTTGTACACAGATTTTATTCAGTCGTTCCCACCATCACTCATAGAATTCTCATTCGACTCCGTGTACCCAGATCAATTTATGATCGAAGATGATCCCGTGGTAATTCCTGCCCCATCTGCCCTTGCCTTTCTTCTAATGTTTCCCGTGATGAGGAGACGCCGGCGATGAGGTGGTTCTTTCTAGCGATTTTATGTGGATGCTCAACTCCGAAAACTAAAGAGCCTGTGTACAGGATTGGACTCTTCGGTGTCGGTGACAAGTTTGGTGTCGAACAACAAATAGAGTATTACTACTTACAATCACCTTGACAACCCCCCTTTTTGTGATACAGTTACACTATGTCTGATTTCTACACTAATGTTGCACTTGTCGGTAATACCATTTACTATCGTGGGATTGTGAATGGTGATCGAAAGAACTTCAAGGTTGATTACAGACCTACCTTGTTTGTTCGTGCAACCAAGGATAGTGAATACAAAACACTAGATGGTATTCCTGTCGAACCCTTTTCCCCCGGTGGAGTGAGGGATTGTCGTCAATTTATCGAGCAATACAAAGGTGTCGATGGGTTTACGATTTATGGTAACACGGACTACATCTATCAGTTTATTGGCGACCACTTCAATGGAGAAGTTGATTACGACCCATCGAAGGTTGTGATTGCCAATCTTGATATTGAGACAACATGTGAACATGGTTTCCCCGATGTCGATAATCCAATTGAGAGATTGATTGCGATCACTATCGAAGTCAACGGAGCAACTACGGTCTTTGGGTGTGGTGAGTTTGATCTTGAATACGAGAATACTGTTTGTCACCAATGCTCATCAGAAGAGGATCTCATCCAGTCGTTCTTGAGTTATTGGGAAGATCTACAACCAGACATCATCACGGGATGGAACACAAAGTTCTTTGACATGCCCTACATGTTCTCTCGTATCGCTGCTGTCTACACAGAGAAGGAAGCGAAGAGACTATCGCCTTTCCGAAAGACTAGACATCTAACTGTCCAAACTAGACATGGCGAAAAGACCGCAGTTGATATTGTTGGTGTCGCGAACATTGACTATCTTGATCTTTATCGCACGTTCACATATTCAAACCAAGAGTCATACAAACTCGACCACATTGCATTCGTTGAGTTGGGTGAACGCAAGGTCGATTATGGAGAGCATGATTCCATTCAGGAATTCTACACGAATGATTTCCAGAAGTTCATGGACTACAACTATCATGATGTTCACCTAGTTCGAAAACTAGAGGACAAGTTGAAGATGATTGAACTGGCACTTGCTCTTGCCTATTCAGCAAAAGTCAACTATGCAGATGTCTTTTCTCAAGTTCGGACTTGGGATCAGATTATCTACCATCACCTTCGAGAACAGAATATTGTGATCCCCATGAAGAAGGGTGCGTCGAAAGATACTCAGTATGAAGGTGCTTATGTCAAGGAACCTATTCTTGGTTACAACGAGTGGATTGTTTCGTTTGACTTGAACAGTCTCTATCCTCACTTGATCATGCAGTACAACATCAGTCCTGAGACAAAGATAAATCAAGACAAGGACTTCTTCGTTACACCAAACGGTGTGTTGAACGACAGTGACAAGACCAGAGAGTCATTGTCTAAACAGAAGAGGAAGAATCTATCGATTGCTGCTAACGGAACGTGCTATCGTCGAGACGTTCAGGGATTCCTCCCTGCGTTGATGGAGAAGATGTACGAAGAACGTAGCATGTACAAGAAGAAGATGATCGAGTGCCAGAAGCAGAAGGAAAAAGATCCTTCAAACAAGAAACTGGATTACGAGATTTCGAAGTACAACAACTTCCAGTTGGTCCGTAAGATTCAATTGAACTCTGCTTATGGTGCGATTGGCAATCAGTGGTTCCGATACTATGATGTTGATATGGCAGAGGCAATCACCTTGTCTGGTCAGTTGTCAATTCGCTGGATTCAAGAGTCACTCAATGGTTTCTTGAACAAGACCCTAAAGACCGAAGGAAAGGATTACATTCTTGCATCTGATACAGACAGTGTTTACATTCATCTTGGTGATTTGGTTTCTAGTGTCTATGGTGAGGGTTCGTCGCCAGATGATGTCGTTGACTTCCTCGATAGATCGTGTCGCGAAATCTTTGAACCGTTCATCGAACGAGAATACGACCGACTCGCAGGACTAATGAACGCATACACCAACAAGATGGTGATGGGTCGAGAGGTTATTGCAGACAAAGGCATCTGGACAGCAAAGAAGAGATACATGCTCAATGTCTGGGACTCTGAGGGTGTTCGATATGCCGAACCAAAACTCAAGATCATGGGCATCGAGACCACACGTTCGTCTACTCCAATGGTGGTTCGAACAAAATTGAAAGAAGCGATCTCTCTTGTGTTGTCATCTGATGAGTCAACCATCCAGCAGTTCATTGCCGACTTCAAGACAGAGTTCACGAAACTTCCACCGGAGGATGTTGCATTCCCGAGAGGATGTAACGGTATGTCCAAGTATCGAGATGCAAACAGGATCTACAGGAAGGGCACGCCAATCGCAGTCAAGGGAGCCCTTCTGTTCAATCATCACCTCAAGCAGAACGGTCTATCTCGAAAGTACGAACCGATCAAAGATGGTGAGAAGGTGAAGTTCTTGTATCTGAAGGAACCCAATCCGATTGGAGACACCGTTGTATCCTTTACATCTAAGTTACCTGTCGAGTTGGATCTTCATGAATATATTGATTACAACAAGCAATTTGCAGTATCATTTTTGGAACCACTAAAGACAATCTTGGAAGCAAGAAATTGGTACGCCGAGAAGACTGCTACATTAGAGGGTTTATTCATATGAAGTTAGATAAAACAGACTTGATGAAACTGGAAACATTGTTAGAATACAATGAACAGTTTATCAAGAAAAGAATTAGAGAAGAACAGTCTCACGAAGAGTCGCCGATTGTGGTAATCGATGCCTTACATGAGTTACTTGATACAGTGATGGATTTGCAGAGGAGAATAAACGATGAGTGATCTACTAAACATGATGATGGATGCGACGAAGAATGAAGATGCTCGTCGCGTAGGCGACGGTGTTATCGGTGATGTAAATGGTTTCGTTGATACGGGATCGTATACATTCAATGCACTCCTTTCGGGTTCCATTCATGGTGGGTTCCCCGACAATAAGATTCTTGCCATCGCTGGTGAAAGTGCTACTGGTAAGACTTACTTCACACTTGGAATGGTGCAGCGATTCCTTCAAGATCGTCCTGAAGGTATCGTAGTCTACTTTGACTCTGAGCAGGCAGTGACTTCTAGTATGTTCACCGAACGAGGTATTGATCCAGCAAGAGTCGCTGTGATTCCCATCGATACGGTTGAGAAGTTCCGTCACCAAGCGATCTCGATGGTTGACAACTATCGTGAGTTGCCAAAGAAGGATCGCAAGCCAATGATGATCGTTCTCGATTCACTCGGTATGCTTTCGACTGAAAAAGAAATGGCAGACACCGCAGATGGTAAGACTACGAGAGACATGACTCGGGCACAGATTGTCAAGTCAACCTTCCGAACACTCACAATCAAACTGGGTGCTGCTGGTATTCCTATGGTCATGACGAATCACACCTATGCTGTTGTCGGTTCAATGTTCCCGACCAAGGAGATGGGTGGTGGTTCCGGTCTCAAGTATGCCGCTTCTACAATCGTATATCTTACGAAGAAGAAGGTCAAAGAAGGGACTGATGTGATCGGTAACATCATCCACTGTAAACTCCACAAGTCTCGTATGACAAAGGAGAACTCGATGGTTGATGTGATGCTCGACTACGAGAAGGGTCTCAATCCATACTACGGTTTGGTTGATATTGCCCTTGACCACGGCATCTTCGAGAAGTTGGGAACTCGTGTTCAAGTTGCCGATGGTTCAAAGGTCTACGAGAAGCAGATCTACAGGGAACCAACAAAGTACTTCACTGATGAGGTGATGAAGAAGATTGACGCAGCAGTAGCCAAGGAGTTTTGCTACGGTAGTGCGAATGTAACAGTTGAAGAGGAAATGGAAAATAACGATGATTGAAACAATGATTGCTAGTGCGATGCTTGCGGGTGTTGATTTCCCTGCAACACAGGAGATCGGTGGGAACTGGAACAACTTGTTTTGGGAGGGATCTTTCACAGTTGACTATACGGAAACTCAGATCGGATCTCGATTTGATTACAAGTTTTACCTTGCAGATGGGAACATCGGTGTCACTGATTTTGAAATGGTTTTTGGAGACAACGACTTCTCTTACGAATTCAATCTAGATACGCCCGGTCAGTTTGCCTTGTGGTCAATTGAAGTTCCGTACACGGGGTATCAACTTGTCCCCGCAACGATTTACAATGATCAAATCTTTGGTTCTGCCAGTGCCTTTGAGACATTCGCACCTGTTCCAGCACCCGGAGTATTCGCCCTTTTAGGCATTGCCGGTCTTGCTTCTCGGAGACGAAGAAAATGAGATTTGAATTTGTAGCGAGTCGTGAACAAGAGGAGGCGATTCGCATAACCGAAGATGGTCCATACAAGAACTTGGTTCTTTCGTATGGGCCTGTTCGGTTTGAACCAATTGAAAACTCAGAAGAATGTGGTTTGAAATTTGAGTATATCCTACTTGACAATCCTAACAATGTAGAGGATAATACTCCAGAACTGGTTGAGTTTCTAGGTGATGTTCTTGTAGAACTCATTGATCACTCGATTGAAACTGATAACCTGATCTTTGATAGTGAGGATGTCGATGGACACACAGGAAAAAATAATTCTACGGAATCTGATTCGGAATGAAGACTATGCAAGGAAGGTAGTCCCTTTCCTGCGTGATTCGTACTTCCAAGAAAATGTGGATAAAGTGATTTTCCGTGCTACGAGAGATCACATCACCGAGTACAACACATGTCCACCTATCGATGCTCTCAGAATTATCGTCGAGGATACCGCACTTTCAGAAAGTGAATTCAAGTCTGCCTCTGAAAAAATCGATGATATTGAATCTGGTGATGTCGAGACTGACAAGAACGCATGGTTAGTGGATCATACAGAAAAGTTCTGTAAAGACAAAGCGATCTATAACGCGATCCTACAGTCCATTGAAATCATCGATGGAAAGAGTAAGGATAAAACAGCAAACGCCCTGCCCTCTATCCTATCCGATGCACTATCTGTATCCTTCGATACGAACATTGGACACGATTACTTGTACGATGCAGAGTCCCGATTCGAGTCCTATCACAAGGTCGAAGATCGTATGCCGTTTGATCTCGAAGGATTCAACAAGGTCACGAATGGTGGTATTCCACGGAAGACCCTGAATGTGATTATGGCAGGCACCAATGTTGGTAAGTCTCTGTTCATGTGTCACCACGCCGCACACTGCTACTCGCAAGGCAAGAATGTTCTATACATCACTTGTGAAATGGCAGAGGAGCGAATCGCAGAACGCATCGATGCGAACCTGATGGACATTACCCTCGATGATCTCAAGATCCTCACCAAGAAGGTCTATGAGAAGAAACTGATGCGAGTCACAGAGAACATCAAGTCTCGACTCATCGTCAAGGAGTATCCAACTGCGACTGCAAATGCACAGCACTTCAGGAACCTCCTCGATGAACTTCGACTCAAGAAGAAGTTCACGCCTGATATTGTCTTTATTGATTACATCAACATCTGTGCCTCAAGCAGATTCAAGGCAGGATCAAACTTCAACTCGTATACGATCATCAAAGCAATTGCAGAAGAACTTCGTGGACTTGCGATTGAGTATGATGTTCCGATCTTCACTGCAACACAAACCAACCGCACAGGTTTCTCAAGCAATGATGTTGGTCTCGAAGATACCAGCGAATCATTCGGTTTGCCTCAAACTGCTGACTTCATGTTTGCAATGATGACATCAGAGGAACTAGAGGAGCATGGACAGGTTCTTGTGAAGCAGTTGAAGAATAGATATAATGACGTAACTACAAATAAGAGATTTGTAACTGGAATCAATAGAGCGAAAATGAAACTGTATGATGTAGATGATTCCGATGTAACCCTTCACGATAACTCTCAAGACAATGGTCAAAATGGAGATTTCGATTATGACAGCAAATTCAAGAAAGCACAGTTCACAGAGTTCCAGATCGACTGATAAAGCAAAGATTGATCAAGAGGAACTCAATGAGTGGAAAGAGTGGGCTGATAAGTGGATTGCCGAACAAAAAGAGCAAGACGAGAAGGAAATGATTGACTAACAATGAACTTCGTTATGAACTCGTATGTGGACAAAAAATATATCAACCTTGTCTCTCCAACTCTTGATAGGTTCAAGTGGAAGAAAGACAACTTAGCAAACTGCCGATGCCCACTTTGTGGCGACTCACAGAAGAACCAAAACAAGTGTAGGGGTTTCTTCTATGAGGTCAAAGGTAAGTATAACTACAAGTGTCATAACTGTGGTGCTAGTGTATCTCTATCTCGATTTTTAGAAATGCACTCACCAACTTTACATTCACAGTATAGACTCGAACGCTATCGTTCGTCACCAAATAACTCATCCTCAATCACCACCGGAGTGAACGACATGTTCTTCAAGGAGAAAGAACCCAAACCGAGAGATAACTTCAAACACATGGTATGTGTTGCTGATTTGAATTCAGATCACACTGCCAGAATGTTCTGTGATCATCGAATGATTCCCAGAAAGATGTACAAGTATCTGTACTATGCAAAAGACTGGGGAAAGGTTGCAAAGTCAATCGATCCTGATGCTCGCTATATTGAGTTTGATCAACGATTGGTTTTGCCTTTTTTCGACAAGAAGGGCAATGTGGTTGCAGCACAGGGTAGAACTCTTGAGTTGAGATCTATGACTGGTTCTGCCGACCGCGAGGGATTTACCAAAGGTGGTGTTCGATATCTAACGGTCAAGTCCAACAGAGAATCCGACCGACTATGGTACGGTCAATGGAGAGTCAATCCTTCCAAGCGAATCTATGTCGTTGAGGGACCGATTGATAGTCTCTTCCTAAACAACTCAGTTGCTATGGTTGGTGCTGGTGGTGTTGGAAATGTTCCAGATCATCTCAAATCATCTGACATGGTATTCGTCCTCGACAATGAGCCTCGTAATAGGCAAATCGCAAACTTGATGGAAAGACTTCTTGAGATCGGACACAAGGTGTGTATCTGGCCACGAAGTAATGTGTTCAAGGATGTGAATGATATGATTCTCGGTGGTATGTCCAAGCGAGAGATCGAAAAGCAGATCGATCAAAATACACACATGAAACTGAGTGGTATGCTTGCCCTCGGAAGATGGAGAGTTGGTGACTAATGCGTGTCAACGAAGATGGAACAGCAGATATATTTGCGGAAGAAACGCTAGGCGGCAGCACTGAGAGTCACCCCCTTGAGGAAAATCCCACACTAACAGAAGCCATTCAAACTAGAGATTGGTTTAGTCAAGATAAAGACTTTGTAGTCCTCGACGTTGGTTGCTACAACGGACTCGACGGGGCAGCATATCTTGATGATGTTGGTAGGGATAGGTGTCGTGTATTCTCTTTCGAGGCAGATCCAAAAATTGCTTACTGGTACAAGAAAGACCACAAGGCACTCATCGAAGATGGACACATGACTTTGATCGAGTCTGCGGTATCTAATGTTGATGGCGAACTAACTTGGTATCAGAGTAGAATAATTGAAACCAATGAGAATGCACCATCAGGAACAATCAAGTTTCCTCGCGGTCACATGATTCACCATAAACACGTTGGATTCGAAGAAACGAAAGTCCCATCCCTCAAATTAGATACATGGTTTGAACAGCAAGATGACGTTGACATGATCGACTTCATACACGTTGATGTAAACGGCGGAGAGAAAGAGTTCCTTGAGGGTGCTTTGACTACACTCAAGGAACACACAAAATTCCTGTGGATGGAATTCATGACCCAGTTGGGTCACTGGGATGATGCCCACCCCGGTTTCGAACTTATACAGGAAGACTTTACCCTTGTTGGGATTGTTGGATACAACCAACTGTGGGTCAACAATAAACTAGATGGCAAACATGCCTTTATGAAGATCTAAATCATAAGGAATTTGATGTGAGTGATATTTCGTTATGGATGTGGGTGGGGTTTCTCCTCGCCGCTTATAGTGTAATTGCAAACGACTCAATCCAAACTCTTGGAACATGGATCGCAAGCAACAGAAAAGTAAACTGGAAGATCATGTGGGGCTTTGCAGGTTCCGTTCTTCTGTTCGCAATCTGGTACGGATGGTATGCCTATGATGGAAGTATTTCATACGGCAGACTCAACAAGATTCCGTTTGCGGGAGTAGAGTGGTATCAAGCACTCGCACCAGCAGTCCTATTGATTCTCACTCGTTTCGGTATTCCTGTATCAACATCATTCTTGGTTCTTTCTGCGTTCGCGTCCACGGTGGTGCTAGAGAAAGTCCTGATGAAGTCTATGATGGGGTATTGTGTTGCCGGTGTTGCCGCTTATGTAATTTGGATTACACTCACCCGCCTTCTTGACGAAGGTAAACCAGTCAAAGAGTCAAACAAAGTGAAATGGAAAGTTGCACAGTGGGTGACAACTGCTTTCCTTTGGTGGACTTGGTTGTCTCATGATATGGCAAACATCGCAGTCTTCCTGCCTCGACAACTTTCTGTAGAGGTGATGCTCATCATCTCTGTTGTGTTTGTCGGGGGACTTGGTTGGATGCTGCAACATCGAGGTGGTAAGATTCAGCAGATTGTTCTTGAAAAGAAGAACACCAAATATGTTCGCTCTGCAACCTTGATTGACTTGTTCTACTTCATTGTGTTGTACATCTTCAAGGAAATGAATGATATTCCAATGTCCACTACTTGGGTGTTCGTTGGACTTCTTACGGGACGAGAACTTGCGATTGCATCCTTCCGTAATAAAGATAGTGTGAAGAAGGTATTCCCGATGGTCAGCAAAGACTTCTTGAAGTTGATGGTTGGTCTCGCCGCTTCACTTTTGATTGTGCTTATTGTCCAATATGCGAAAGGCTAATTTATGGACGTACTTGATTGTGGTAAGGTAGATCTCGTCGATTGTATGGGATCTGACTTGACAGTTTGTAATGCTGCCCGAGTTTCCTTTGCTAAGGAGACTGACTGGGGAGTAGATGAAGAGGCAGAAAAGAGACTCAGCAAAACACAGTCTCGATATCATACCGAAGATCTCCAACAACTCAAAGATAAAGACCAGAAACTAATTCGCTATCTTGCGAAGCATAATCACTGGACTCCATTTGCACACCCACAGATTATGCTTCGGATCAAGGCACCAATCTCGATCCGAACACAATTCTTCAAGCACAAGCAAGGGTTTGTAGAAAATGAAATCAGTAGACGTTATGTTTCGTTCGAACCAGACTTCTACTTTCCAGAATGGCGTGCTGCACCAACAGATGGTGCAAAGCAAGGATCTGATGGTCTTCTAGACTACAACGCAAAGGCAAACGAACCTAATATCGATGCTGAATATCACCTTGCAATCCATGAGTGTCTTCGTGCATACGAAAGTCTAATCGAAAAGGGTGTTGCTCCAGAACAGGCTAGATTCGTTCTTCCGCAAGCAATGTACACTGAGTGGTATTGGACTGGATCCCTTGCCGCGTATGCTCGATTCTATAAGCAAAGAATCGATGAACATGCCCAATGGGAGATCCGACAATATGCACATGCTATTGGAGAACTGATTAGACCACAATTTCCGTTTTCTTGGGATTGCCTCGTTTCCTAAATAGAATAGCGAGCAAACAAAGAATGGAGACTGTATGTCGCGTAGAGGTAATAATCCAGCCAATGTAGATTTGCATATTATCAAAGGAAACGCTGTCGCTTACCAATTTGATTGGTTTCCCGGCGGTGCTACCGGAGTAGATCTAAGTAACTACATTGGTAGACTTGATGTCAAACGGTCTCCATTCAACGACGATAAAATCCTTGAAGTCTCTGGATCTACCATCGACTCTGATGGTTCGATTAGTGATGCCCATGCCGCATACGCAACCGGAGGTAGAGGATTCACCAATCGAACTGATGGAACATTCGGTAATGGTTTCCTAGCACTAAACTTTGGGTTCTCGGGCAATGGCTATACATCCACAAATGGATCTATTGTTTTCCAGTTAGATTCTGAAATTGCACAGGAACTACCCGAAGGTAACCACCACTACGAGATGGAACTTCGTGGATCAGACCTCAACTCCACTACAAAACTCGCTAGAGGTTTGTTTATGGTTGCTCCCGGTGGTGAAGCGGGTGCGTTCGGGCAGACTATTGTAAATCTGAAATCTGATGGTGCGACTACTGACGTTGGTGGTGGTGAGGGTGGAAAAGGACAGGCGGCACTTGAGATAGGTGTAACCGCCTCTACAAAACCCAAACCCACTCTCGGTGATGATGTTATCGGCGCCTCAGGTGCAACTACTGAATTCAACAATACACTAGACTACAAGCGTTGGGTAGATGGGGACATCTATGGTTTGGTTATTTTGTCGAATGATGATGATACCACCAGAGATGACTTCCGTGCAAAACCAAGAACCCAGAGATATCCATTCCAAGAGCCCACTGGTGTTATGCCGAACTCACACCACACCGGATTCAACGCAGCACCACGACAAACAAACTCACTGGGCAGTGAGGGATTCGCTGGTTACATAATCGGGGCGGGTGCAGCAGGTAAGGTTCCCGATGCTGGCGGAAACATGATCATCGGGTATGATCATCAATGTGAAGTGATCGATGCACAACCATTTGGTGGTCTGGGACGTACATCTCGCCAGACCAAGAGACCATCAATTACAAAGTTTGTGCATTGGGACGGTAGTCAAGTTCAAGGTTCTAGAGAATATACTTTTGCACATGGATTCAACAATGGAATGTATATTGACAACGAAGGTAAACTAAAGGCCAACATATCAGTTGGGTATGGCGCTCCCGAACCTGGCGTAGCGACACCAATTGATGATGCTTTATGCTTCTCTGAAATTTATGACCCGAACGGCCCATTTTCACTGGATAGCGGTTTCTTCGCTCCCATCGACACACGAATTGGTGAACTGTTCTTCAACTCCGATGATCCAAGGTTTGATCCCGACATCAGAGCAATTTCAGTTGCTCGTGCTGCCGATCAAGCGTTGGCTGTTCTCTGTAGTGATGGTGGTATCAGGGTTCTTGCGATAACAGATCCTTCGAGTTTTCCGTCCAATAGTCAATACTCCTCTCTTTGTTATTGGGATAAAGATGATGTAGCAGCCGGATTCTTCACAAATGAAGATGGAACTCCCGCCGTAATCGCAAACAACAATTTTGCTAGTGTTCAAATTTCAGGTGGTGGTGCAGGTGGTCAGGGAGTTGTTGTCTGGGCAATTGACAAACAGGGGAACTTGTTTGGTGCTGATGTTTGGACTCAGGTTGAAAATCAAGTAACGCAGAGTGAGGTGAATAGGGGTCAACGGAGAAAGATGAAACCCATTCCTCCACGGGTTTCTAGCACAACTAATCCAAACTGGATGACATTCAAAGAAAAAGCCATGACTGCGACTGCAAATCTGACTTTGCCTGATGGTCTTGGTGAGCAACCCTTCCTTGTCGATCTTTCTGGCAAAGGTTCATGTCTAAGACCAGATCACGAACTCCATCCTGCTTTCTTGGAAACTGCTGGTGATGGTGATGAATTTGGAGTCGCCAATGGTATGGCTTTTTCCATTGCACAAACGATTCGTAGAATCCCCGTTCCTGCCGGTGCGACTGCAAGAATGCGAGCGTTGGAAGTCAAGCCCGGTTATGGGAATGGTGGTTGTGTTCTGTGTGTTGATGAGACAACCACACCACAACCAACTCTACCATCTGGTATCACAACAGAGGTAGACAGACCTCTATACAAGGCTGAGATTGTTGCGTTGGGTGCTTTCGGATCAGGTCAAGTCACCGGGCCGGTCAGTCCTCGGGAGGTAGGAGGCGAATCTGCACACCCGGAACTTACAGGCGCGGTTGGGATTCAAAGACTACTCGATACACAGGTGAGAAGATACGGATCGTCAGGACCAACAGGAAGTAGTAGCAATACTGGCGGATGGACATATCCTGCAAACACCGAATACGATAAGGATCTGGAAAAGTATCTCTTTACCGACGAGGATGATAGCGGGAATACATGGTTCTGTCCTCCTGTTGTTGTTAGTCATAGCCGGGCGATGACTGGTATTATGACCGGCCAAAACGCTGGTAAAAATAGTATGCAGGCTTTGATTGTATCAAAGCCGTTCTCCTTCCCGCACTTCATGGGTTCTACTTTGATGGCAAGCGGGACATCTTTTGGAAATGCAACTTATGATGGACCCCCTTTCTCCGATTTCATAGCAACGTCAGGCGGAACAGCGACAGGATTTCCCAAAGGTTGGTGTTGGAACTCAGGAAGTCCTATATCTGCCAAGTATGACTGTGAGGTAACACCACAGGGAAGTAAGCAAGGAGACGCAATCCCGAGCAGTTTCGATGGGTTCATTGTCGGTCTGGCAGGTCCAATGACACAAGTCCATGGCATTACCATTGTACAGGGAGAGGAGGAAACGGAATTCCAAATCCACCCAACTGACTTACGAACTCTGAGTCTCGTCAACGGTATGGGCAATCCACCCGGAGGATTTAGTGGTGCAGTCTATGGATCTGGTAGGGGTACTTATCGTTTCTTCGGAGTGCCCGAAGAGGGAACCGAGATCACTTTGGACGCAAGTGATCAATACTGCTTCAACTGGTTCAGTCACTACGATCCCGATTATGAGTACAACTACTGGGATCACACACACTGTGTGTTCAACAAACAATTCACACATGTGGATGGTGTCACTGCCCCCGGACAAGCAGGTTACATTGAAGGTTCGGGATACGCACAAATCTTCGACTGGAATAAAACAGGATTCTCAGGCGGTTCCACTGCCAATCCGATTTTCTCCCGAGTCCCAGGCGCAAGTCTAGCGTTCCGAGATCGAGTTACTTGGTGGGAGGTCCAAGGTGATAGTGTTTTCCTAAACATGCAGTCAGGAAGGATCGATGCTTCATCTTATCGAACGGTGGACATCGACGCGATGATAGGCGAACCTGCGTGGGCCCCCGTGCTTCCGAAGTCTGCATACAACACCATACCGGAACCCGGACCACTGTGGGACGAACATCGAAACGGACCAGAAAACTATCTGTATCCCGGTGTCGGTGGACAAAACGCATCAGGCGATACTATTCAATTCGTAGTGAATGGACTTGTCACCTCTGAAGGCGGACACGCTGCGACTGGTGGGGTTACCACTGGTGGCATTCAAGACATCGTATCATTCAAAGATAGTCGGCCTCCATCAGTTGGTTTTGGCTTGACAATCTAATCAAATACCCTATAATCATCAGACTAAATACCATGCACTCAAAAAGGAAAGTTGTTACATGAAGAACCTACCGTCATTATATCAAGATTTTATTCATCTCAGTCGTTACTCTCGTTGGTTGCCAGAGGAGGGTCGTCGTGAGCAATGGGATGAAACTGTGAAGCGGTACTTTGACTTCTTTGAACAACACCTAGAGGACAAGCATAACCATAAGGTATCTAAGAAGGACCGAAAAGAACTTGAAGATGCAGTGATCAATCTTGAGATCATGCCTTCTATGCGGGCACTAATGACCGCTGGTGAAGCACTCACGAGAGATCATGTTGCTGGTTACAACTGCTCATACGTTGCGGTAAATCGTATGCGGGCGTTTGATGAGATTCTTTATGTTCTTATGTGTGGTACTGGTGTTGGTTTTTCTGTAGAACGTGCTGAAGTAGATCAACTTCCTGTTTTGGCTGAGGACTTCCACGATAGCGATACTACTATCGTTGTTGCAGATTCTAAGATTGGATGGTCAAAGGCATACAAGGAACTCATCGCTCTCCTCATGAACGGTCAGGTTCCAAACTGGGATGTGAGTAAGGTTCGTGCAGCAGGTGAAAGACTCAAGACCTTTGGTGGTCGTGCTTCTGGTCCCGAACCACTTGTAGACCTATTTGACTTCACGGTGAATACCTTCAAGAAGGCTGCCGGTCGTAGACTCACCACCATCGAGTGTCATGATATCGTTTGTAAGATCGCTGAGATCGTCGTGGTCGGTGGTGTTCGCCGTTCTGCTCTTATCTCATTGTCATCTCTCATGGATGACCGTATGCGTGATGCAAAGTCCGGTCAGTGGTGGATGTCAGAACCGCAACGTGCATTGGCAAACAACTCTGCCGTGTACAATGGTGGTCCCACTGAGATTGGTACGTTCATGCGTGAGTGGATGGCACTCTATGAGTCGAAGAGTGGTGAGCGTGGTATCTTCAATCGAACAGCAAGTAAGAATCAGTGTAAGAGACTCGCTGAGATCCGAGGAGATGGACACGTTCATCGTGATTCCGAACATCGCTTTGGAACCAACCCCTGCTCCGAGATTATTCTCCGCGACTGTGAGTTCTGTAATCTAACAGAGGTTGTGTGTCGTGATGGTGATACTGTGAATGACTTGAAGAGAAAGGTTCGCCTTGCAACGATTTTGGGCACATGGCAGTCAACACTTACCGACTTCCGTTATCTCTCTTCGTCGTGGAAGAAGAACTGCGAAGAAGAAAGACTTCTTGGTGTTTCTCTCACAGGGATCATGGATTGCGAAACCACTAGACTCGCCAACGCAGAACACTTGACTAAGTTGCGTACTATCTGCATCGAGACAAACCGAGAACATGCAAACAAGATCGGTGTCGAGCAGTCTGCTGCTACAACTTGTGTGAAACCATCAGGAACGGTTTCTCAGTTGGTAGACGCTGCTTCTGGTATCCACGCAAGACACAATGACTTCTATGTTCGTACTGTTCGTGCAGACAACAAGGATCCTCTGTGTCAGTTCATGAAGGATGAGGGATTCCCGTACGAACCATGTGCAATGAAACCAGATCATGTCACCGTGTTCTCGTTCCCTATTGCATCACCAAAGGGTTGTGTGACACGAACCGACATGACTGCCATTGAGCAGTTGGAGATGTGGTTGCAGTATCAACGACACTGGTGTGAGCATAAGCCTTCTGTTACCATCACGGTCAAGGAACCCGAGTGGATGGAAGTTGGTGCGTGGGTATGGAATCACCTAAATGAATGTTCTGGTATCTCATTCCTTCCGTTCTCGGATCACACATACAAGCAGGCACCATATCAAGACTGTGTGGAGTCCGACTATCACGAACTTCGTTCTAAGATGCCCACTGATATTGACTGGACAAAACTCAAGTCATACGAAGAGCAGGATAATACGTCTGGAACTCAGACATATGCTTGCTCTGGTGAGTCATGTGAAGTTGTTGATCTAACCTCCTAAATAAAGAGGGTACACATGGACGAAAAGAGTTTCAGAAAGACACTACGTCACATAGGACTCGGAGATACACTCGCAAGTATCATCCATCGTGCTACCTTCGGGAAGGTCCACCCATGCTCCTCTTGTCAGAAAAGACGAGAGTTGCTGAACGACTTTTTCCCATACAAGGAGAGTAAGGATGAACGAGATGAAGCAAGTGGTGATAGCGGGAGTGGACTACAGTCTTAGAGGACCAGCCATTTGCATATGGACTGGAGATGATTCTAGGCAGTTCAGTTACAAAGACTGTCAGTTTTACTTTCTAACAGATGTCAAGTCCAAAGCAAAGGTGTACGAGAGTCGGATCTTTGGTGAGAACTTCATGGAGTACTCATGTGATGAGTCTCGATACGATACTATCTCAGACTGGGCAATGGACAAACTCAGAGGGTGTGAGGAAGTTGCTATTGAGGGATATGCCTACGGTGCAACCGGCCGTGTTTTCAATATCGCAGAGAACACAGGTATCCTAAAGTACAAACTCTATGATGCTACCATACCGATTGAAATCATCCCCCCGCAAGCAGTGAAGAAAGTTGCAACGGGTAAGGGCAATGCCAAGAAAGATGCGATGCACGCCGCTTGGTATGCAGAGACGGGGATCAACCTACAAGGGGCGATCTCTCCGAAGAAGAGTGTTGTAGACTCTCCTGTTTCTGATGTTGTAGATGCGTACTATATCTGCAAGTGTCTATGGAAGAACATGCAGAAGAGAACGTGGGGCCCTTAGAGATCGCCGTTGGTAGACCAATGCTTCTCAGTGAGTCGGTCAACTTGCTCTTCTAACTTGTGGATATCTTCGCGTTGACGATCAACGTCTTTGCGTAGGTCATCGATCTTCGTTGATAGTTGTGTGACCTTGTGTGAAATATTCCACACGAACCCAACGAGTCCAAATAGTAGAGCAGTGATAATCGCTTCAGGATCTATTAGACTTTGCAGTACTTCCACGGAATTCCCTCCAAGTCAACCAACCAACAATACCAAGAAGAAGAAGGTATGCCCCGATAGGCAACCACCCCGTGGTTGTCTCAACGGGAATCTGTGCCATCACAGTACCATCATCAAGTGGCGGAATAGATTTCGTTGGGACTGATTCTACAATCTTGACGCCATCTTGACATCCAAGGACAATCAGACAACACATCATACTTATCGCGATTCTTTTCATCGTGTTTTCCCTACAGCAGCACCAAAGTAAAAACCGACAATGGTCACGAGAATCTGTCTATTCTCTTGTGTGAACAAATATCCTCTGATCACTTCAAAGGAGACTGTCTCGGTTGTTCCGAAAAGACCGAATAGATCAAGTGGTGCGTACTTTCTTTCAGTCAGTTCTACTACCACGGGAATCCCGAAGAATGGTAGAAGAAAGGGAGCGAGGATAGTGCCAAATAGGATTGCAAGAACGATGACTCTTCGTACCCACTTGCCTGCCTCCACTCCAACACGCTTCACTGCCTCGTTAGCGTGTTCGTTTCTTTTGGTAGATGCTTCGATCATTCGGTTGAAGCGTTCTTGTTCGTTCGCTCTCTTCTCGGCCATTGCCTTGAAAAGAAATCCCGTGACGCTGCCGCCAACCAGAGATAGAAACTCTGTTGTTAGTAGTCCCTCAAGCATAGTTTACCTCACTTGGCTTTGACCGCCGAGTATGCGAATTGAACCAACTTGATAAAGTTGCCCATCTTTGCATTGATCTTCTCGACGAACTTCTTCTTGTTCTTATCATTGAGTGCATCATAGACAGTCATAAGTACGTTCGCAGTCATCATATCAACCTTCTGCTTCCCATCAGGGAACTTGACAGTCATCATACTCTTATCAGCGACAATCTTCTTGATGTCATCGAATGGTGCTTCCTTGATTACCCAACGATCACGAAGGACAGGAGTCATGTTTGCTGCAAGGATTTCTACCTCACTAACAGGGAACTCATTGTCGAACGACTCGTTGATTGAAGACACATCATCGATCTCATGACTTTCCTTCATGGCCATCTTGGTAGCAGTCGCATACATCACTTCGTCTGCCTGATCACCGTAACGTGCCTTGAAGTCATCCTTCTTCTTCTTCATGGACTTGACAATCTTCTCTCGCTTATCCATCTCAGCGTCAGTCATCTTGTCTTCGAGAGTATCGACAACCTTATCCATCGACTTATTGGGGTCGAGTTTGACCTTCATCTTCTTGCCCTCTTGCACATCTTCTTGAACCTTTACGACTCCACCAGAAACCCCTTGACTAAAGAATTTATTGAAATCACTCTTGCTCTTGAAAGTCATTTTCACCATATTGGGTCGCCCCTCAATTCTTTTATCAAGTTCACTAAACCCTGTCATCGAACCACTATTTTGAAATTCTTTCACTCGGCTCATAAATTTTGTTTTTGACCCTTTGAATTGAAAAGTAACTTCATATGCCTCGACAATCTGCACATCTTCTTTCTTCATACCGGGATAGGACTTCATGATGAATGCTGCTGCTTTCTTGACATCGCCCTTGAACTTCCTGAGCATGTTGCGAACAAGAGTGCCATCCTGCTCGCCACCCATACGATACCCGTTCTTTTTGAGAATGTCGAAGACCTTCTTATCTTCGCTCTTAGCATAGTTCTTCAGCATCTTATCATAATCGGACGATGCCTTTGAGCGTTTCTGAAACATCTCATCATCGAACTTGCCTTCTTCGAGTTCGGTGTCTTCCTTCTTGTCCTTCTTATCTTTCGCCTTATATCCGCTGGCGAAAGCAGCACGCCGTTGAGCGTCACTTGAGAAACCCTCATCGGTTGACATCTTGACTTCTCTTGGTGATACGGCCATGTCGCCTTGGGCCATGCTGATCTTATCATCACGGTTGTACCAGAAGTACTTTACACCGCCCATGTTATCAACACTCTTGAAGATGATACGACCAACCTTGGACTTACCCACCACACGGTGTGGACTGGTCACAATGAGAGTCATGGGATCTTTACCCTTGCGAACCGAGGAATCGAAGGTGACATCGATCTTGTCGCCCTTCTTGAGTTTCTTGTACATCGCAAGAAGTTGCTTCTGATCGACTGCTTCATCAAGTTCAATGGCTTCATCAATCTGCACATCATCCTTGAGATTCATT